CCCGAATAAACATATAAAATTCTATTGGTTCCTATGGCAGCGTATTTAATACTAGCATTATCGTCCCAATGGTGAATAGCCCTAGCTGCACCAGTTAATTTATCGTCACCTAATTGAATCCAGCCACCTATTTTTTCTGGTGTACCATATCTGAAACGTACATTATCGCCGTCGTACCATTGCCCTTCGGCTCCGGTTTCTGTAACTTGTTTGTTAAAACCTGGTAAAAATCCTAATTTTTGTAGCATAAAGACCGACTATATAAGGTTTTTAGTTTTTTGGTAGTATTATATTCCAGTCTAACTCAGATATCAACTCCTCTAAAACAACCTTTTTAAGCTTTTTGTCTTTCAAAAATTTATGTAATTCTCCTACATCAACTATAATATATTGATCGTTTATATCATATACCACCTTATCAGCCTTGGTTTTAAATGAACCACCTTTGATATTATTCTTTAAGGGTCTAGTATCAAATTTAAATTTTTGATTGTGAAGTATACCTTCTATGTCCCACAGCTCTTCTCTTCTTTGTTTGGAGGTTGGTTTAGAAGTGTTTTTTAAAAGTTTTAAAAACTGCATTCACTATTTAATTTTTTCAACATATCTAAAATTAAAATTACCAGCTATGGTAATAGAATTATTATTCTGTTCCACCGAGTGTTCTAAGAAACTAGGAAAGATAATGATCTGATTTTTAGTTAAATTGGGTTTAAATGTTTGTGGGTATAAACTAGGGTTATCAAATATAGATTGAATTAAAAAATGATTAGGAGCGTAAAATATGGTTTGTGATTCTTTTATCTTTTCATAAATAACAAAAGAAAAATTTGATCTAGGGTGAATATGTGTTTCTTGAAAATCTTTGTTTTTATAATAGTTTTTCCAAATATTAGCTAAACGTATTTCATATTTTGATAATATTACTTCATCTAACAAACCTGTTATTGTTTTAAGTAAATAATTTAAAGAATCCTTTTCAACAATATTATCTAATGGATTTTCAGAATGACTAGTGGAAACATTATTCCATTTATTAAAAATTTTATTTTCTTTAATTTTTATTTTTTTTGCGTCTATATTACCTACATATATTTTTGTGGGAAATATATCAAAATTCACTATTTAATCTTTTCTATATATCTTTCTATTTCGCCTCTTAAAGAACCTATCATTTTTAAATATTTATCATTTGTTTCTGATAATTCTCTTCCAGTAAGTTTTAAAGTATTTATTTGATCTTTCAAATGCACATTCATTCCTTTTTCACTTTTTAAAAGAACATTTTGGTTTTTCAATTTTTCATTTAATACTTCACATTCTTCTTGAAGATTTTTAATATTCTCTTTTATTTTTATTTGTTCTGTTTCATTTAACATATTTTCTCCTTATTAATTTAAACCTAGTTCAGTCGTATTATAACCTAAGTTTCCTTTTGGCATTGTACTAAACATTAAGTTGTAATGTGTTTTGTTTGATCTATTGCAACTAAATTTAAATTTTATGTTGCTAGGTATAATACCGAAATAATCGCTTTTAGCATTAACACAAGCTCTAGTCATATTAAACTCATTAAATTGTTTTACATTAGGGTTAAATCCAAACATTTCTTTTTCAAAATTAAAGAAGGGTGCTTGTCTTCGACATCTAAAAATAAAATACCTGTCAATAAAGAATTACTTTGATTTATAATTTCGCTTTCTTGGTTAGGTTTAATTTTATGAAACCATGAATTTACAATAATAGGTTTACAGTCCCAATTCATTACTTGATTGTTAAAATGATCTAAACCCATTTGTAATGGTCCATTGATAAATGACAACTTATCCTCTTTTAAAACTTTATTTAATTTAGAAACCTCAGATTTATTTTTGTCTTTAATAAACTTATCGTCATTTACGTTTTTATATAAAGGCATAAATTCTAGTGTTTTTGCAAAATTATAAATATTTTTTTTATTAGCTTTTGAAATTTTTACAGGGGTAGCTGCTAAGACACTTGGAAAAAATCTTATTATATCCATATTACTTTCCTTTTATTTTAAATGTTACTGGTAAACCTAAGTGAGGTCTACTATCAAATCTATTGTTTTTTGTTTTTATATCATTGTAATGAATAAAAATTTGAGCATGCGTATCAAAAGGATTTTCATTTCTCCAGTGCTCAAGATCACATCCTTTATAAACAAGCATGTCTCCTTTTTTAAGAGAAACTTTAACTTCTTTATTTTTAATACTCTTTGAAAAAATAGGCCAGTCACTGTTATCTATATTTAATGTTGCAGAGATTTCACAAGATAATCTATCTTTATGTTTTTCTAAAATACTTCCTTTACTATATATTCTCATGTAAGTATAATTTTCAAATAATTTAATTCCTGTTTCTTTCTCAACTTTACTTTTTAATAAAGGTAATAAAGAATCACTTAAAACATCTCCATATATACAATAACAATCTTTAGTAGCTTGTCCATCTCCAAAGGATCCAAAGTCTAATGTAAACGGAGAAATATATCTTTTTTCATTGTAAGTTTGTAAAACTTGTTTTTTAAGAAAAAAATAATTTCTAATAACATCACATGTTTCAGGGTTTAAAGCTTTCTTAATCACTATATATTTATTCTTTTTAAATTCTTTCATAAAACCTTATATACCATCTAATATCTTTTTGACAACCATTTTACTAAACTTATTCTTTTACCTTTTGTAACTGGAGTTACTCTATGCCAAATATCAGAGGGAAATACACAAACAGAACCTTTTGGTAATGTTTTAGTGCACCTATATTTTTTTAATTTACCTTTTTCAATAGTAACAAATTCTAAATTACCTCCCTCATATTCTTTAGGATCACTTAGATTGACAGTCAGCGATAAAACCCTATTAGTATTGTGAAAAAAACTATTTGGTCTATTAAGAGGCACCTCCCATCTATCCTGATGCCATTCATAATGTTGACCTTTTTTATATTCAGTAAGCTGAATAGCTTCACCCATGTCCCAACTAAAACCCCATCCTGCTGCTTTATTAGCATGTTCCGCTATTTTATTTAATTCTTTATGTATCCAAAATTCATCTAACCAATTAATTGTAGAATTTCTAGTTTTAAACAATTTCTTTTTTGCTCTTTTTTTAAAAACTGTAAAATCATCTTTTTTAGAAAACCCTGTTTGAGCTTCTTCTTTATTTTTTTCTTTTGCAAATTTTATTACATCATCACAAAAGTAAGTAGGAAGTATTCCAACAAAATACCAATAAATATTTCTACTATTAATCATCAAAATTCCTATATTTTAAATTGAAGACTATTGCATACTTACTTTTATTTTCTAAATTTCTCATTGTGTAATGTTTTAAAAAACTTGAAAAAATAACAAACTCACCTTTTTTGGGTTTAACTTCTTGATTTATTTCTGGAAAAAATAATTTTTGACTATGATTATTTAAATAAATAACTCCAGAAATATTAGATTGTTTATGAGTATGTTGTGTAGTATAACATCCATAATCTTCTTTTATTCCCCACGACTCATCCAATCTATAGCTGTCTAAAAATTTATAACTGTCTAATTTATCAAATAATTTATATATAAAATTTGTTTTTAATAACTCTTCATTAAAAAATTTAAAATCAGTCATGTAACCAACAATATTAGTTCTAAAATTATTGTTAGAATTTTGTATGCCTTTTTCAATTTTGTTTATTAAATATTTTATATTTAATGAAACATGACCTGTTAAAAATACATAATCACGTTCTACTTTAGATACTATTTCTTTATCAATTTTCATTTCTTTATGAAAAGAAATATAACAACAATTAAAATTTAATCAATGGTTATTATTATTCTAAACTAAATTTGTTCTAAATCAATTTGAGATTAATTATTCTTCCCAAGAAGAAGTAGAATTATTCCAGCTTACTGTAACATTATCAGTTAAAGTTCTTGTAGCTTTCCATTTTTGAGCACTTGAATCCCATACATAGTCAATGAATACATGAGGGTTTTCAGCATCATCTGGATTAGCATATTGAAAAGAAGTTGGTTTAGATCCATCAGGTGCTTGCCAATTTCCATCGCTATCTAGCACAAAATCAGAATATGGTTTTTGGGATACAAATGCATCTTTATCCGAATCATAAGTAGCACCTAGAAATGCAGATTGATTTCTAAAATTATGGTTTATAGAAAATTGTTTCCAAGTTCCACCAAAAGTATTTGACATATATGTTTCTCCATCAACATGTTTGTCGTTTTCTCCTAATGGTCCATTAGAAGTTGGAACGTCATTCCCTACGTGAGCCATTTGGATCACTTTATTATCTTGATTTAATTTTGCAAAATTAGCCATAATTAGAATGCTATTGTTCCCGATACTGTAAATGTACAAAGTTTATCCCCAGAAGGAGATAATGTTGATACTGAATTCGTTCCTGGTGCAACGGATAAAGTGGCTGGTGCAGTTGCTGCTGGAACTCTTAAAAATACAACGCCTGTTCCGCCTGTTCCTCCGACAGCTGGTCCATCCGAACCTCCGCCGCCTCCGCCGCCTTGGTTAGTGCCTCCAGGTGTTCCTGACTGTCCTCGTGGTCCGCCGGCGCCTCCGCCGCCAGATCCTCCAGATCCTCCGCTAGTTCCTGGGGTATAAACTCCCCCACCACCGCCGCCACCTCTAGTGACTGATGCGTCTGTAATTGAATTTGCTGATCCTGATCCTCCTGGACCACCTGGTCCATTGTGAGTTGCTCTAGTTCCGTCTGCTCCAGCTCCACCTCCGCCAGATCCTTGGTGATTTGCTCCATCACCAGGGGCATCTCTTGGTGCTATTCCATTATTTCCTTGAGATGGAGAAGTGACCGGAAAATTTCCCATTCCCCAAAAAGGTGCTGGTGCATTTGATTTAGAACCAGAATCTTGTTGGTGGGTTCCTCCGCCCCCGGATCCACCATCTTGATACCATATTGGTGTTGGAGATAAAGTGGGATCTCCGTCTGAAGGACCACCGCCAGAACCGCCTCCAGCTGCTTCAAAATCTGCTATTGATGAAAGTCCACCTCTGCCTTGACCTGATGTGCCTGGTGATCCTGTACCAATTGTAATAGTTGCTCCATCTTCAACAGCTAATTTTGTTCCACCGGGATAAGAAGTTCTAAACCCTCCTGCTCCTGCGCCACCTCCTGGCCAAGGTGCTCCGCCTCCGCCGGCTCCGAGCACTAAATAATCCATTTCAATTGGACCTCCACCACCTCCAGATCCAAATCCTAAAACTTGATAACCGAATCCTTTAATTCTTTTTGATTGTATGTTTGTTGAGCTCTTACCTGATGTATGTAAGTTGTCTATATTTTTATTTTTCATAATCTAAACTCCTATCCGTCGTTAGCGGCGTCAGTAGTATAGAATAATTTAATTCCCAGTACTCGTGCATCACCAGTAAAGGTATCACTACCGTCAGCTGCATCCCTATATAATTGAAAAAAACATTGATCATCGTCAGCCGGAGATCCTGCGATTGTCATTGCAGAACTAACTGAAGTCATTTGTACATCTTCTACAGTTCCAATTCCAGCGTCTGTGACTTCTTGAGCTGTTCCAAAAACTGCATCAGCTGTATCACCTTCAGTACAAGCTAGACCTTGAAGACCAAAAATACAGTTATCCGTATTCGTATTACCTGGACTCCAAAAAACTTGATATGTTACTGTACCTAAATTCCATGATTTAGGCATTGCAATAGAAAACTGTGCATATTCAGC